TGTCGAGTATTCGTGAGGAAGTTCCCTTGATATATTTGACTAAGCGATGGATACCAAACTGAGGATCACAACTCACCAGAAGGTGAACGTGATCGGGCATCACTTCCACGCTAATCATCGTCTGCCCCCATCGCTCAACCGTTTCAAGGATGATCTGTTTCAACCGCTCATCAATGCCATTGACCAGCACCTTACGACGGTACTTTGGGCAAAAGACAAGGTGATAGTGGCAATTGAAAACAATATTTAAGTTGTGGCTAACTGCTGTATCCATGCAAGAAGTATAGCACACATCGCTAGATATAGCAAGGATATCTATCCAGGAAGTGGTACGCCGCTGATATCCCCATGTCTGAAGCCAGGGGTTTTACGCGGGATCTTGATAACGAGAGCGATAATCCAGGGCCATCGGCGAGGCTTTCGTTGGCGTTGTGGAGGTTGTGTTGTTGGAGGTTGCTGGTATTGGTCGGATGGTTGATAGGGGTACTGTGGTGGTTGTGGTGGTATTTGTGACATGGTTTTCCTTTTTCGATATTTAAAACTACGATTGCAAATACAGAACGTGCGACGAGCGATAAAGTTAACACGTTTAGAGAAAGCCCAAAAACGCCTGCTCGTTGTAATTCCCTATACTGTATCATTTCCCTTAATTCACGGAGACCACCACTTTTAGCAATTTATATATCAATATTCATGTTTCGCAGAATTATGATATAGTTGAAATTGAGAATCTTATTTTCCTTGTAGTGAATCATGCTACCACAAAATAGTAGAGATCTGAAGATGGATTCACGTCGGTTTAATCGAAAGCAACGCACCGCATTATACCTTGCCAGTGATGGGCGTTGTGCTCTTTGTGGTGTCGAGTTAGAACAGGGTTGGCACGCAGATCATGAGCATCCGCGAGTACATGGAGGTCCAACCGATGTTATTAATGGGCAAGCACTATGCCCAACGTGCAACCTTAAAAAAGGGAAGAAAATACAGATGAGAGAGAGAAGGCCGTTACGGAAGTGGCAACAAGAGGCGTTAGTAATATACGATCAGCACCAGGAAAAGGCTTTCCTACTAGAAGCATGTCCAGCCGCAGGCAAATCAAGATTCATCGCGGAAGTTGTACAACGCGAAATCAACAAAGAAAAAGCTAGCGCTATATTGATCGTTGTTCCCAGTGCGGCTTTACGTATACAGATGGCACTGGATTTCCATGAAGAGACAGGGATACAACTAGATCCCAAATGGAATGGGAATGGAGTTCCGCTTGCCCATGATGGTTTTATGGGCGCAGTCGTAACCTATCAGTGGCTTTCTAGTAACGCACAATTAGCTCGTAACAAGGTTTCAAGGCAGATTACACTTGCTGTTCTTGACGAGGTGCATCATGCTCAGGATGAAAAGTCATGGGGAGAAGCATTGCGGGTTGCGCTTGAACCCGCAACAAGAATACTGCTCACAACCGGAACGCCATTTACCACCAACGGAAACAAAATATCTTTCGTTAATTACGACGAGCAAGGACTTTCAATTCCTGACTATGCCTATAATTACGGGATGGCGCTCACTGATGGGGTAGTACGAACAATCTTCTTTAACCACCACCAGGGCGAGATGACCTGGGATAGTGAGGATGGAACTCAAAAAGCCACTTTTGACGATAAATTGAGCAAACGTGATATAGGAAGGCGACTAAGAACCGCACTTCATGAGGATCATGAGCACATTGGCGTACTACTAAAAGAGGGGTTTTTAAAATTACGTGAATTACGTGAGGATGATCCCGACGCTGCAATGCTAGTAGTCGCAAAGGACCAAGACCACGCAAAGAAATTGGCTAAACGTATGCAGAAGGAGTTCGGTATAAATCCAATTGTGGCTGTTTCTGAGGATGGAGATGTGGCCTCTGGCGCTATTAAATCTTTCAAGCATAGTGGTGAACAATGTATCATTGCCGTGAATATGATAAGTGAAGGGGTAAATATCCCTCGCATTCGCGTGGTTGTCTATGCAACGAATGTCACCACCTTTCTTTACTTCATGCAGGTACTAGGTCGCGCAATGCGTACTGAAGCAGATCACGACGATCCTACAGCGTGGATATTTATTCCTGCTGACAAACGCTTTCATGTTTTCGCTGACAAACTCATGAAAGAATGTGAAGAGGCTTTAATAAAACGCGAAAAGCGAGAGGCACCTAGCACAAGTGTCGATATAGACCAGGACACAATATGGTTTAATCCTCTCAGTGCCTCTTTTAGCAACGTGATAGCAACGGTTAACGGGATAAGTATCGATGCTAATGAGTTGGCAATAGCAGCAACGTTTAAAACCTCCAACCCCGCACTTAAAGGGACAGGCTTTTCAAAAGAACATATTGCAACCATGATGAAAGTACTAGGTTTTGATTTTCATGCAGCCCGTCAGAGTAACATACAGGAGCAACATTCTCCCTCAGAAGATCAGGTAAAACCTGAAAAGCCATTGTACGAGAGGATTTCAGATCTGAAGAAGGAGAATCATAAAATTGCAGGATCACTCCATTACCGTTTAAGCATAGAACATAAAGATATAAATTATCGTCTAAATAGTGCTGTAGGTATAAGTTCAATACAAAAATGTTCTGATTTGAATAAGTTACAACGACGATATGATCTTGCTAGACGTTGGATGACAAAAAATACAGGCCCAGAGGAGCCATTCAATGACTAATCAATTGGTAGAGCGCGGCTACCTCACCCAAAGCTTAGGTAGTGCGTCGCATAGTGGGGAACATGGATTTAAAGCAGTGCCGGGACTGCTAAAACTTGTATTGAGGGAACGTGCATGGGAAAAGCGCATTATTGTAGAGACAGGGGAAGAGTTTCCAGGCTTTCCCAACTTTGAGGCATACCTTAGAGCTAACCCACCTAAAGGATTAGGTTCTGACATAGAACTAATTAACAATCTGATAGGCAAGGACGAAGAGTTGCGTGCAATGTTTTATGCCGCGCTGAGAAAACCCGTAGGGACTAATCAATACACTGAGGGTGTTTACAATGTCAACACCCTTGAGCAGCCACTAGAAAGCAATCAACATACTGAGGGGCTTGATATTATCAAGCCCCTCAACGGAAAACATAGCTATCCATCCGGTACATCGAAGGAATATGCCCTCCAAAGATTAAGCGACGAGGGGCATATCGAACTTCTTGAACAGGTCAAGGCTGGCAAACTTTCCGCTAACGCCGCAATGAAACAAGCTGGCTTTCGCCGCCCACGATTAGCAATAGCACTTGACGATCCTGAGTCAGCGGCGGCGTCCCTACACGATAATGCTACCCCTGAGTTTCTGGAAGAACTGAAGCGGTTACTCTAGCAACCAAGCAATATAAAAGCTGGCTGATGTCTATTATTCAGCCAGCTTTTCAAATCACAGCAACCAATCAGCGATATTACACAAGCTTTGCACAATTAAAAAGGGACCGCTCTATCTATGAGTCGGTCCCGCGCATATATTGAAGCAAAAATTGATGTTTTGCCGATAAATTTAGCATATTTTGGCATAATCATAAAAATAAAGGGGAAATTATCCCCCCCCCCTATGCGGCGATTGCACGTTTGGCTAATTTATTGAACAGAGGAGATTGAGAGGTGATTTCGGCAATACTTATCTTGCAGGGCATACGATCCGATCTAACGCCCTTGCTAAATGACATGGGATGCATACCCAACTTCTTGCACATAGCAATCCCGAATTCAGATTGACCCACTGCGTATAGTTCATTTACATTGACACCCTGAGTCTTCAGATTGCCGAGAATAAAACGGGCGGTGTGTTTGATGAGCGACGCTCCCAAGTAATCATCGGGAGTAGGATTGCCCCTGTCAATAGACTTCTGAGAAGGTTTTACAGCCATCTCAGCAATATAAAATGGAGCGCTATCAGTTGCATCGAATGGTACGAGATCATCAATTGGTATTTCTCGATTGAGCAGTGTCCCGTCAAGCCGCTTCATAAGTGTATCAATCGGAAGAATAAAACCCGACACGTAACCCAGAACTTCATTTCTCCGACGTAGTACATGGATGGATTGTGGGTTCTTTCGTATCCAAGCCCTGAGCACCTCTTCAGGTACGGCGTGATTTGGCCCACCTGATACGCTAGCAACAAGATCAAAAACATATGGTAAATCTTCTGCCAATGCCAGACCAAAATCTAGCATTGAATTTTCATATGGAGCCTCTATCGCTTTCATATTTCTTACGTAAAGATTAACTTCCCTCTTACTATAGCCTCCCTCTCTTTTTCCGTCTGGGGTAATCCTCTTGATCTTTCCACTGTTTACTAGATTATAAAAAGTTGATGGCGAGACGCCAATAAGTTTGGTAGCCTCACTTGCAGAATACAACCCGCCTGGGATGCGCTTCTTTCCTGGCATATGCTATTTACCTTCCCTTCATTATTCACCTTTGTTATTATACCTTACTTTCTACAGAGTGTGAAGACTTCTATACTCTTTAACTTAAAACATGTAAAACTTGGATACGGAAAATATTCTGATGAAATAACCGCTTGCCTGTTGACAAAAGTCTGTAAAACTATTTATACTCTGTATAAGAGTGTAAGTACAGACTCTCAAGTCTGACGAGAGTAACGTATTTTAACAAAACAATAAAGCTCCTGTGACCTTGAGGAGTGGGTGAGCGCTACCGTATCGGCGTTACAAAGCATCACTGATTTAACCTATGCCTCGTAGTGATGAGGATTACTACGACACCATCAGGAAGAACCGTGAGATTATATGGCTCGTCATTTGCAGAGCGCCCTAACTGTGGGAGATGTAAGTGATATGGAAAAGAAAAAAAGAAACTTGGCAGAACTTATAAGCCGCTGGTGGATATGTGGCACAACTATCGATATAGGTGTGTCTTGGCTTAAATCGGCGGCTTTTATTTTTCGACATGCGAATATCACCGGTTGACGTTTGAAAGGCTCTCACGGGCTTCTAAACGCCAGCTAGAGTGGCTGGACATAGTTATAGTGAGAAAGGATTTTCATGAAAGTAATACACCAGCTAGGAACAGAGCATGTCGAGATCGATGTACCCGCGTTGACTGCGTTCTTACTTCAGCAAAAGTTTTCACCTGCGTACATCGACGCTGTGACAATCATCCTAGTGCCATTTGAAGACGGCGATGATATCGATGATGAGACCTACGACAAATTGTTTGTTGGTGATATCGACGTGCTGTTGTACCTCTACCGCACTGACATTACGCTGAATGCGCAGTTGTTGCGAGAGATCCGCCAGAGTTGGCATGAGAATGACCAGGACGAGAATGCGCCGGAATACACGGAGGATATGGTAATTGGGCCAATTGATGAAGTGGAGACGGCGGATATCGTAGCGTTTGGCAATCTGGATTGCCCTCAATTTGTGACGGTTGGTGAGGCGGTACTTCTCTAGTTTGACATCTGGTCCTTTGCTCCGGTGGAGGACTAGACGCCAGATTAAGGGACATCTGGAAATAGCACTCGAAAGGGTGGGGATTGAAAGAAATTGGAAGAACGGCGCTTTTATATTCGTGTCCCGTCATCGCGCATGTTCCTGGTAACGTGCAACGGGCAAGAGGCAGAGAATTGGCGAGACCTGATAGCCGAGGCACGTCAGGCGGTTGAGCCAGAATTGCGTGAGCGCTGGCAAGAGTATCGCCAACGAGAAATGGCAACTGTCGAGCAGGCGGTTGAACCTGATGCCGGTCTGGATGAAGTCATGGGGTTTGTGTGTAGTCCGTCGATGGAGTATGCTTGTCCGCCAGAGTTGGCATCGAAAGCGGTCTTCTAGGGAGCAAGAGGAGAGGCAAGGATGCCAGCAACAACAACGCAAACGGATTTGCGAGGATTGAAACAAACGTGGCAGGATGCCTTAGACGAGCAACGTAGTGATGACGATGAGTATGTATTGCTCCACCACTTCGGCGATGATGGGATGATCGATGGGCATATCTTTATCGGCGAAAATTACGCTGAAGAAACAGAGTGTGAAGTCGGATCGCATCCCAGGCAAAATGTCCCTGTAGTGCTGAGTGAACTGGGTATGATGCTGGTTCGCTTGAAATTACCACCTGATGGGTGGTCGTAGGGAAGTATGAATCGACATGCTCCCACGCTGAACAAAGGAGATGAATTATGGCTGGATGGAAACGTATTCTTGATGGGCACCGAGGGCTTTACGCTCATCATTACGAAGGCAAAGAAATCACCGCAACCGTTGTTACTACGATTGGTCAGACTGACGCGTACAATTGTTTGACTACTGCCGACGGTGAGACACCGCGAACTGATCTCACGATTGAGCAGGTTGACCAGCACTTGCAGGCAAACGGGGTTGATCCTGATAGTGCAGACTGGCGATAATCGGATCAAAACCACGCAAATCACAAGGAGATGAATTATGGCTGGATGGAAAGCAACATTGGACGCGAGCGAGAAGAGTTACGTTATTCATCACGCAGGCCGAAGTGTCGATGCGTCAATTGGCACCTCCGCTACACCTGCAACGTTTTACAGTTTCATCGACGCAGTAGACGATGGTGATGAGCCAGCAATGGAAGAAATGACCGAAGAGCAAATTACCGCCCGCCTGACCGCCAACGGGATCGATCCCGACAACGATTGGAAGTAGTAGCATAGCAGTAGAGAGCGGTTGCCCATGCCGCTCTCATTATTTCGGTTGGCGGTTTGCCCGTGTCCCTGATGATAGAGATAGAGGCAAGGTGCTAGTCACATCTTGAAGGTAAAAACATGTTAAAAATTGATAGCAACGGCACGCATCTGGAGATTACACCACCCGACATGAACCTCCGGATACGTGGCAATCGATGGACGGTGATAGTACCGGCTAATGCGACACAAGTTTGCGAGACCATGGATGTTGATCCTGTTGAGGACGTAGACGGGGTGATACTGGACGCTATTATTCAGTGGGCGTTAGCGTTGCCTACGGATTAGTTATTACGCAAGCAAGGAGGCACAGAGTGAACAACATTCTTCATATTGAGGATCATCCCAGGTATGATCGCAATGCTGATGTAGTTGGAGGGAGACCGTTAAGCGAGTTGGATATGAATGGCCTCCTGCTGTATACGAGGTTAAGCGGCACAACTTTAGCCGCATTTTGGAAAGTTGTTACTCCAGACGGTAAGAGCCATCAATACAGAAAGGATACTCATGTTTTCCCTGATACCACAGCCTGAGCGCAAATTGCCAGAACTTCAAGCACAACTTTTCGAGCAGTTGGCGGTTGAGTACACCAACTACAAGGCTGTCGAGTTGCTCAACCGTATGCCGATAGAGGGACGCGTTGCAATCACCATGAGTTTTATGGTTGCACCCTATGTGATACGAGCGATTCGACGTTGGCACAAAGGCGAATAGCGATGTCTCCAGACGTTGGCGCAATTGTGTTCGCTATAGTGATAGTGGTAGTAGCGTGTTGCTTAGTCGCCGCCTTTTTAGTTCCTCTCGATAGCATGAAACCTCTTAAGCATAAAAGAAAGAGCTGACCACGTTTCGATCAGCTCTTCGACACCACTCTACACACCATGACTCAAATCAAGGCTTGTAGCACCAACGAGGAGAAGTATAGCACATGTTTTACGGAAAAAAAGATCTTACTAACGATCCTGATAATAACCCATTCCAACACGACGAATCGCGTCCCTTTTGCGCTAATGACAGTTGCATCTGCCGCGAAGACCAGGACAATATTCAGGAATTGAGTGGACACGTCAACAACGGACTGGCAACCACCAAGGACGCAGACAACATCTATCATGGGAGGACAGTGTAAATGGCAACACCTGAGATGATCGTACGTACCGCCGATGACGAGACCGAAGAAATGACACCAGAGCAAGTTGAGCAGGGCATGCGGGTTGCCTGGGAAGCATTGCAGGCTGGTCCTTCGTATCTTGAGCGCATGGACGATGAAACTGGTCGCCCTCATCTTTTTGATGTTGATCCAACGGATAACAAGGAGTGGCTCTCTTAACCAGCCAAACAAAACCGCCGAGTGGTAGAACGTACTCGGCGGTTTTGCGCATCTGCTCTATGGGATCGCTGTATTTATTTTACACGAAACAAAAAGAGGCTGTGTTGCTGGAAAAGACAGCCTAGAGCGTTCTCTCTCAGGCTGGAGAAAGGAATTGAGATGAGGTAGCCTCTTTTGTATTTTTAGTATAGCGAGAAGAAAAGAGGCTGCTTGTAGATTTTCAAAGTAAAAACTGTTGTAGAAGGGCACAACCTCTTCGTTTTAGCATAGCACGAGAGAAAGAGGTTGCTATATAGTTGATTTGCTTTGATCGATAGGAGTAGCTTTACGTAGGAAAAGAGCAACCTCTCAGTCCAGTATGGCAGATAGCCCAACTTTCCCCAAATTGCTAGCACCTTGACTTTTCCCTTGATATTACAGTACGATAGAGAAACGATAATTACAGTTTTGATGTATTATGAAAAGTAGTTACTATTACGGCAAGCAAGAAGGGATTTTGGGGTGAAAACGTATTATCGAGAGTACCGTGATGGCGACAGGAGAAAGCCAACCGGTGTAATGTGCGTCTTCAGTGATGGACCTTTACCGGTGGAGGCGGCAGGATTATCTCAAGAAGAGTTATGGCAAAACTTTAAATGCCTAACCGCCGAGCGAACTTCTACCAGTGGAGAGCCACTCCTCAACGAATGCTCACTGGTCTATCTCCTCTCGACAACCGCAGTATGCACTGAAGAAGAGGCTGCAACCATTGGGCCTGAGATGGTTGATCTTATCAAGAGGTCAGAGCAACACGCTAACAGCAAGAATGGCTAGCAGTTTTGTCGTAGGGATTCCGCGCTCTACGACAATTTACGCGCGTTATTATAATACAATGTCCCTGGCTTGATATCTCCTCCCCTGGGCCAGAATGGTCGTCTACACTGGCTCACACTATTTGGACTCTCCAACACCACGTTTTCGATGTCCTGACGGCAATAGAGGTGCCTGTGCTTCGTTTGGTCTATTCGGATATGGTAGCGAGTGCTACGCGCCAGGACGCCAATGTCATGAGGTTTGACAGTCCAGCCAAATTTTGCAGTTAAATAGTCGGCAGCTTCTTTTGCTGGGATCATATTTTCCACAATTTTATTTTCCCTCCCTTTTTCTCAGTATAGGCTTTTTTGTTGTTTTTAAAATGGAAAGGAAAAACCAATGACGCTCGACGATCTGCTGATGCTAAAAGAGCAACAGGTACCACCAACTATCGTTTGCTTATGCGGCAGCACAAGGTTTGCCCAAGCGTTCCAAGATGCGAACTTATTCGAGACGCTAGCAGGCCGAATAGTGCTCTCGATAGGATGCAACACGAAAAGCGATGACGATCTGGTTCGCGCTGGTGTTGTGATCAACAAAGAGGCTCTCGACACGTTGCACCTTGCCAAGATTGATCTCGCCGATGAAGTGCTGGTATTGAACGTTGGAGGCTATGTAGGAGAGTCAACACGGCGCGAGGTGGAATACGCGCAACGGTTGGGGAAATGTATTCGCTGGTTGGAGGGGCAAAGATGAACTACTGCGATCATACCAGCGTTGGAGCGCTCATCTACAACGGATACGGACAACTTCTTATGTTCGAGCGCAATACCCTGCCTTATGGCGTTGCAGGGCCAGCAGGACATTGCGATGGTGATTCGTATATCGATGCGCTGAAGAAAGAGGTGTGGGAAGAAGTTGGCCTTGAAGTTGTAGAGTGGTCATCCAAACTTATAACCTCGTTCTGCATTAATCGCGCATGCCGTCGTCCCTACGAGGGAGAGGCTGGTCACGAGTGGCAGTTCTACCTGACGACAACCACTCATCTTGATCTCAGTCCGAGCGTACGTGAAACAAAAAATGTTGACTGGTACTCGCCACTTGAGATTAAGCAACTGATGCGACGTACAGAGGAATACCACCTGTACGGGACGATTAGCGATGAGGAATGGTACGAGAGGCCAGGACTGGACATCTCTTGGTATCGATTGTTCGCTTCAGTGCCAAAGTTATTGTAGGGAAGTAGCAAGACGTACGGGATCTTCTCTACGTTTTTAGAATTGAATCGAAAGGAACCATGCCAGATGAGCAAAATTCAAGTAGCAGATTGGGTGTGTTGCCAGGATGACCAAAAAACAGTAGGATGCGTCAAGCGTATTGCCCGTGATGGATCGTGGGTTGATGTTGATTGGGGGCAATGGAGCAAACGTATGCACAAGCCGGAGATACTCAAGGTCGTGACCTCGCTCAACTTGGGCAATGGTGTTACGGTGACCGATATGACTCGACTGAGCGAGATGGAGGCTGAATATCAGCGAGAGGTGCAATAACCACAAAAAGAGGCTCCCTGTGATCGGAGCCTCTCAGTGATTGCCGTGTTTGACTGTTCTTTGATAGGTAGGTAATACTTGTTGTAATCCACACTCGATAGCGAGTGCAATGGTAGAACTGAGAATATATTACGGGATAATTGCGGTATTGTCAAGCTTATATTGAAGCGTAAAATAAAATGAGGGAGAATTACCTCCCTCTCATGCTACTGCGCAAACAGCAGGAACGTCGTCTAGTTCGCCACTCTCAGGAGCGCGATAATCCGTCAACTTGAATATACTGCTTGCTTCCTGTTCGCTACACTGCAAAGCTTTGCATATTTTAAAAAGGTAGATGCGCGATGGCATGGCATCACCATGAAACACCCGATAGATATACGCATAACCAGTATTTGACTCAAGAGATATTTCTCGCAGTGAAAGAGCACGCCCGTTCCTCTTTACTTTTTGGGATCGGATCTCTTCCAATTTATTGCTGAATGCTGAATATTTCATTTTCTTGTACTCCTTTACTTTGTGCTTTACAAGTATTGACGGGTGTGTTACAATTATACCTATCAAGGATAAATGCTTATCTGTACATTTACGAGGTATATGCCTACTAGGGATAAGTATAGTGCAACTTGTAATCTGTGTCAACTTTGTACCGATTGTGTACCAGTTACGTTTTAGTTTAGTTGGGAGTGTGGAGCATGAAAACGGAAAAACCGTTATGCGTGACCAGCCAAAGTTTCGCATAACGGCTCAAATTATTATCGTCACCTGTAGCGTACGTTTTAAACGAAACCACACGTAACTACCAACATTGTAACCTATGTCCCCTTGAAGGTCAAGGGGTACTGGCTTCGATGGCGATGGGATGCGTGCCACGAGAAAGTAAAAATGATGAGTCCGAAGGCCGTGAAAGTCTATAGGAAAAGTGAAATGGAGCGTGTGGCATGAGTGAAGAAGAGAAGAACGATAACAAAAAGTATTCAAGTGATTTCACTCGCACGCCAAATATCTTGTTTGCTTCCTATAAGCATCTCACCAAAGAGGAGAAATTTCTCTACATCACTCTCAGGTGTGTTTACTGGGATGCCAAACCCCGATACGTCTCACTACGTGATCTGGCAGCACTTACTGAATATTCCACTGGAGCATTAAGTAAGATGCTCCCCAGGTTGACACTGGTAGGATTGATCCATGCTGAAGTACGTAAAGAGATTGATCCAAAGACGAAACAGGAAAAGGGCAATTCCAAATATCATATTACGATCAGCGATATTTGGGAGGTGAACAAACACTTCTATTCTTGTTCACCAAATGAACGGGTTGATCCTAGTGAAATTCTTGTTCACCAAATGATACAAGCTTGTTCACCAAATGATACAAGCCTGTTCACCAAAAACGACAAGCCTGTTCACCAAATGAACAAGATCGTGCTTGACTCTGAGCTTGCTAAGATAAAGAAAGATACTTCTAAAGATAACTTTAAAGAAGTGGGAGTGGATACGAAAAATGTTGACGCTTCCGCGCCAAACATTCAACCCTCACTTTTCTCTTCAGAAAAATCAACCACACAAGAAATTCCTATAGCCACAACCACCGCAAAACCGATTGACCTCCAAGAAAAGAAAACAGCCAAAGAGAAACGGGTTACGCCTGAGAAGCCAGCACCTATTGAGCTAACCCCTGAAATTATTGCAGTGCTGGATGCCTGGGATAGCATCTTCACCAGACCTACCCCTCGTACGCCAAAGATGATAGAGGCGGCTAAGGAACTAGCGTCATGTAAAGCTACACGTGATGATTTGGTTGCAGTGCGCAATTATTGTTATAAGTCCAACCCTGATTGGTACAGGGGGAAAAATATCGGCGTAACTCTTTGCTCAATTGTGAGTAATTGGTCTGCATGGTTATCCTCCCAGGATAGCAATTTACAAGGGACGGTAAAAAGCAACGTACCAACTCCTATGGTCAGGCCCAACCTTGAACGTTTTGAGGCTTCAGTGGCCGCAGGTAATCCAGTGTTCATTGAATTGTCAGTGGAGGATAAAAACCGCCTGAAACCTGAAAGCCGAAAAATCTACTTCAAGTTTTTGAAGGACGAGCAAATTGCCAGAAATGCCGCCATATACGCGGCCAAACGTCAAGTAGCAACGGTGTAAGCTAAAAAGAAAAGGGAGTTTCGCTATGCAACGCACAAATAATATTACTCAGTTTTCCCTGATTGGGAATAATAGCCAGCGTACGAACCAATTGACCAGGGCATTTGAGCCATTGCCTGAACCTGATGGTGATGGTCCAGAAGAGTTACAGTGGAGTTGCCCCAAGTGTGGCCCTATTCTTCCCCTGATGATCCCTACAGGCCGGTGGATACGTCGTAGTTGTGCATGTGAGCGTCTGGTGAAGCATCAGGCACGTGAGGCCGAAGAACTAAAGCAATGGGAGATAGTTGCCGCCGCCCGAACTTTCGAGGGTTGGTTGGGAGCTGGCTGGAAAGATAAAAAGATTGTTGATACGCTTAGCCGTAAAACTTTTGATATCTTTAACCCCTCATTCTTCCCTGATGCCTACGAAGCGGCATTGCAGTTTGCCCACAATCCAAAAGGAAATATGGTTCTCTACGGATCATTTGGAACGGGAAAAACACACTTGGGGGTTGCGGTGCTCAACTATGCACGAAGCCAACGTATCACCAGCAAGTTTGCCTCTGCCCCGCAATTAATGGACGCGGTAGAGCAGGCGGCAAAATCCTTTGACCAGTTCCAACATATCTCTCTCTTGCAGCAGCTCGTAGAGACGCCCATCCTGATGATTGATGATGTGGACAAAGTGAAGTCTACGGAAACGCGCCAAAATTTCTGGTTCCTCATCTTCGATCAGAGAAGCAAGGCAAAACGAGCAACTATCATCTCGACGAATAAGTATGATCAACTTGAGAATTACATTGGAGAGGCGGCGCTCTCTCGATTGCAGAACCGGCTTACACGTATTGAGATGATCGGTCTGGACTATCGCGAGGATGAAGAATAATGGTGCAACAACGTGAGCCGATAGTTTTCAAACGCCCATCTCAGCAGAGTCGAGAAGAGAGACAAGCCAGATTAGGAACGTGTATGCGTTCTTGTGGTCCTGCAATGATGAAAGATGGGAGTGGTAATGTCTGGTGTGAGCACTGCATAAATCGCTATAGGCTCATCCAGTGGGGAATTGCAAATAAGTTTCCATCGATTAGTTTTCCACCACGCGCCATTAGTTCTGGTGCTGAAGCGTATCGCATACAGTCGATTATGGCCCATGATACCTGGATAGATGCAGCGTTTCAGGCGATGACCTATCTTGATACATTGAAACAATAATATGCAAGGAGAGCACAAAATGGACAATTTTAAAGCAATTGAGACACTTCATTCTGGATATCGTTTCAGGAGTCGTTTGGAGGCCAGGTGGGCAATTTTCTTTGAGACGTTGGGCATTGAGTATCGCTACGAACCTGAAGGATTTAATTTGGACGGTGTTGCTTACTTGCCTGACTTCTATCTTCCCTCGCTACAAACCTGGGTGGAAATCAAGCCAGATTCCCCAAGTCGAGAAGAACGGGAGAAAGTTATTCGTTTATGTTTGGCTACGAGTCAAACCGTCGTTCTTCTTTGTGGGGATGTTTGGCTTGATAACTCCGCCTTTGGGTTTCTCTCCTTTGACAATGAAACGATGACAGACATTGTTGAGCATTATGGAAAAGATGTGCCTTTAGTGGATTGGATCACCTCTAGTGACTGTCTTATTACCCACGATACAGGACGAAAAACATGGGTTGATTTTGATCGTCGTTTTGCATGGTCTCAAGTCTCTTGGCTTGAATGCCTTCTTTGTGGGACGGTAAATGTCAATATGATGGCGATGGACTATTGCAGTTGTGAGGAGAAAAATGCCTCGGTTTCCTCTCCTCGTCTTGTAGTAGCCTACACTGCCGCACGTCAGGCACGCTTTGGAAGAGATGGACGGTCATGATCACCATTCACCACTTCCAACCACACTACTATCAACCTTATACCCTGCCAGCGCTCCCACGTGATCATTGCGGTTTCGTGGGGAGCAAGGAGACCAGGAAGAAGGACCGCAAGGGGTTGTACTACGACGCGATAGTGCCCGATCCATGCCAGTGTGCTCCTCATGCTCATGGCTGGTGTGCAGAGCATGAGTACGTCGTGAAATTGCTGGATATGGCTAGTTTTGTGGGTTGTCCAGCAATCGAGATGCCATCTCAGGGGACAACGGAAAAGTACCTGCTCATCGGGAACCACACACGAGAAGGGGAAGTGATTGAACGGGCTGGACTGGCGATATGGGAAGAAGTCGCTAGCAGGTTGGGGAAAGTCAAGGCGAAAAAGGTGATGTTGATTTTGGGGGTGAAGGCACAAGTGTTGCAATTGCGTGGGTTGGATTAGTTGCATGTGAACAGCGTATCGACATTGTTCATTATGCTGGCAGCACGCCGCTCGTACTCAATAAACTGAACTACGAGCGGTTCGTTATTTTACTCGCTCGAAAACGGCTCTCCTGCGCAATACTATGCGGTGTTGGAAGTGTTCGTTATACTGAGCGTAGCCTTTCCTGTCCCATCTCATCGTGAGCAAGAACGCCTGCTATTCCCCCAGGACGCAGGCGTTCTTTGTGCGCTAGACGGTTCTCTTTGCCCTGGCTCGGCTCACTTGTTCTTGCTGGTGGCTCATGGGCCAGCCATGTTCTTTCCTGAGTTGTCTGAGTGCCTCATCATACGAATTTGGCGGAATAGCCAGAGCCTTCCTGATAGGTTGCATCGCTACATAATTGCGACGTTCCATCTGACTGCTTGCCAGCGCTACAATCTGCTCTTTTTGCTGCTCACTCAGAGGCAGGCTTGCACGTTTTGTGTAGGGTTTATTTTTATACTCCTCAATCGAGTTCTTGTAACTTTCGAGATCTGACTTCAAGAAATGCAATACTCTCCCTCTTCGCTGGTCTGTTGTAAATTCGGTTAACGGTAGAAGATCAATACCGTTTGGATCATAGATATAGGCCCGGACCTTTCCAGACTCAGCAAGATTTTGTAGCCAGTGCTGAGAACATCCCAGGTACTTTGCAGCCTCTCGCTTCAAGAGGATTTCAGCTTTTGAAGGTGGTGATAATTTTGAAGGTGGTGGAAGCGGGTTTGTGAGATGACCAAGCGATTTCTCATACACGAAAATTATAGAATGTCTTCCTTCACCTGTCTTTTTTGCGTATGGCTCAATTCCATTCTCGCCATAGACCCAGGCTTCAATCTCTTTTTTGATCACCCACTGCCGTACATTTTGGAAGGGTACGTCAATGGCCTCTGCCACTGCAAGAAGAGTTAACCGTCTATTTGCCATGATGTTTCTCTTTCTCATTTAAGAATGCTATAATGATACCCGAAATATCCCCAATACGCAAGAGGCAGTACTATGCTATTACGAGTTTTTCGAGATCGCACAAATTGGCCTGGAAACTGGTGTTATTTGCTTGACGTGGTAACTAAAGAATGCTATAATAAGGGAGTAGTAAGAAATGAATATTGAGCAAAGGAAAACGAAATGATATCTCCAATTAATTACACAATCGTCATTCGTGAAAATACTGAGGCTGAAGAGATCGTATGCTCTACCTCGACGGTGGAGGCTGTCGAGTTCAATGATGAGACACAACTTGCGGCGTTCAATCTGATTTGTGGTCAGCTCGGTATTGTCTATGGTGATTTCGATTATCGCTATGAATTGTATGCTGCGAAGTAATGTGTAATATGTTCAGGCAACCTGTTGATAGGTTGCCTGACGAAAGGTAAAATCATGACCGAATCTCCATTCACAGAGAAACAAATTGCAATTCTTAATGCTCCTCTTGATCCTCGTTTTGTTAGTGAGCGAACTGGTGGCGGAAATGCCAAATTGAAGTATATTGAGGGACACGACGCTATTGATCAAGCTGATAGAATCTTCGGGTTTGGCAATTGGTCGTATCGCCCACTGTCCTGTAATCAGGTTGTTCTTCTGGACCCCCTAACAGGTGAAGCGGTTGGCGTCGTTTACAAAGCGCAGGTGGAGTTGACCGTTAACGGTTGCGCTCCCATCGTTGATGTTGGTTCTCAGCCGGTGGCAACCTGGAATGTTGAAGATTACGTGATGAAGCAGCGTCAAAATGCTGTGAAGTACGGCAAAGCGACGACGTTGGAGGGACCATTTACCTCACTTGAGAAATATAAAGCCCGTGATGCGATTGTGAGCGCTCATGAGATGGCCGAGAAGGGAAGCGTTACCGATGCGCTGAAGAGAGCGCTCAGAGTGTTTGGAGAGCAGTTCGGGAACGGTCTCTACGGTGATGGGCGTGTAGATGTTGATGATACTTTGCAGGTATCCCCACAACCTTCTAATCCTAATAATTCCAATACGTCTGCCCCTCGCCAGCAACCTGCACCGCGTCAACTTATCCCAACTATCAAGTTGTCTGATGTTGGCACGCAGGCATCAATACCCGCTTTAGTTGACGCTGCTAAGAAAGCCAAGACGCGTGCTTTCTCGATCAAAGTCGTTAACTCTGATGAAGAGTGGCTGGCACTTCTCGATCTGGTTGGAGTTGCTGAATTTAAGGGTGGTGGTGATATCGCGAAGGTCAACGGGAAAATTACCGAAATCGAGAGTAAAGCAGGTTAACCGTAGTAGTATAATCGGGGCTGGCGCAAGTTGGCCCCGTTGAAGAAAGGGAAAACATCGTGAACAAGTATCTTTTAGAGGCTCTTGGCAAATGTGTACGAGATGCCTGGATTGCGTGTAAGCAGGAAGAATTAGAGGCTGGCGGCAAAGTGCCTGCTGATCACTTGCTCCCCTGGAATAAGTTGGACGAGCGCAATCAGGAGATTGATCGCCGCATTGCTGAGGCTGTAGTAAATGATCTCCACTATGGAAAAATAAAAGTCAATGTTGCTTGTCGGAATTGTACGACGCCTCTTCAGTATGAAATCTTTCTCGATCAGGTGGAGGCTCATTGCGAAGATGGCTACCTGACGATGCCAGAGGGTTGTACACTCACCTGTCATCGATGTAACCGAGAGTATACCCATGATAGCGCGATGATCAAGATTGAATCGGTTGAGGTGTAGGATGCCAGGAAAGATTATCCCCTTCGGTTATAGCGTGGCTCATGCCCAGGATCGTCTCGCTACTCTCGTCAGATACCCCATGCTTGAAAGCAGGGGCTTGTCCCTAAGCCGAAGCTTGAGACGATAGGCAGTCTGACGTCTGCCCACCAGCCAAGAGTCTATCGAGGCTGGCAAGGTGCTTATTGCGGATATTATAGGAAGCATTTAAATCTGCGTTTAAGCAATATCCACATTTCTTGCACAAAAAGAGCGATTGTGATTTGCGATTGGAGCGATGTTGATGACCACAACGAGAACAGGTTTGCGAGGTGTGACGAGGATCAATCTTGACCACGTTGATACCACGCTCGGCAGCCTTATACACGAGGAAGGTGTGAAACTGAGCGAACGACCAACTATGCAGTCTTCGTTTCGTTTCCCCTTTCCGTTTGATCTTGCTCGTTGTGCGAATGTTCTTGAGGTTCTCAACCACGATGGTAGACCCAGGTTGAGCATTCTGGACAATGCGTTTGGAGAGGACATGATCACAGTCCCGATGGAATCGCAGAGAGCGACCCGACAACTTTTTCAAGTGGCGTTTCGCGCTTTTTGTTCCTTTGGACTGAAGTTTGCGGCGGAGACGAAAATTACGGCGGTCAACCTCTTTCCAGTGGCGACCACCCAGGAAGTGACGTTTCGAGGTTACGGCAGGACGGTTCAATCCGAGATCTACCCCGATCACTTCCTCGACAGGGGCAATATCAGGATCAGGGAGAGAGACGACGACATGCAGCCAATAGCGCCCTTTACGGTAACACAGATCTGCTGTTGCGATTTTGCCACCGGCATATTTGGCACTGTAGGGAGGAACCACAAACGGGATGCTCATCTTGCCTGCGCTCGTCGAGAGGCGAACCGTCAAAGTCTCCCAATTGAGGGTATAGGTGTGAATATTATAACGAACTGGACAGAGTTGAGAATGAGGTTGACTCGTTTTACGCCCTTTGGCTTTGCGGTCAAACGCGCTCTTGAGGGTTTCAGTAGCCTTGACACGAGCCTGAATGAGCAGATCACTTACCAACCCAGGACAAGCCGCTTTGGTCTGGTAGTACGTCTCATGATGCAATCTTACGCCGTTCTTTTCGCCCGACTGCCATCCGGTAGCGCAGACAAAATTGAACGCCGTTGTAAATTGCGAGAGGGTGTCAGACAAGGCTTGTGCTTGCTCAGGAGTGGTATGCAGTTGTATCTTCACGGTTCTGTCCATAGGAGAAGTATACCATATATGGGAACGAATTGTCAAATTGTAGGAGTTTCGCGTCTGAGGACGCCTTTCTTTCCTCCCCATAGCTAAAGCAAGGGGTACCCAGAAAGGAACCAGAGATGGAAGTTAACGAGATTGCTGAGTATTGGCCTGGTAAAGTTATTGGAACCATAAAAAGAGCGGTTCCATTTTGGGGAAGCCGAACCTTTGCAGTTCTAAAAGATGACCAGGGACGATGGTACATTTCAGCATAAGGAGCAATCATGCCAGAAGAAATAGCACTATCCGAGCCAGTACGAAAAGCGCTCAGGCAATTAGCGGAAATCGACACGGTGATAAAAGGCGGCGACAAAAAACCGTTGGGGAATAACTTGTACGTCTCCCTGCTCAATCAGAAAGAGGGATTGATCGATTTCATCATGAGGGAATGCCCTGGGATGGTTCCCTATTGGACCATAGACGGCTATCAGTTGCGTAGTGTGTCGGAATACTCAGCACATATCGACGAAGAAGAAAGTGAGGAAGGATAGTTATGTACATTGAATTAGGGATTGTAGGTTCTACGTGGGATGTCTCCCTCGATATTGACGAGCACCATGCCGAAATAGTTGCGTCAACTCCTCTGGAAGCAGGGCATAGAGGTTGGTATCGCTCATGGGTAACTTTGCCAGATGCAACTCTCCGAGAGCGTCGTATGCTCCCAGACGGTAACTATGACGCGCATCCTGAAACGAATCGCCCGAATATGAGACTGATCGTAGGTGCGATTCCATTGGTGTATGTTGAGGCGATCCGGGCGTTGAAAGTGGCGTACGGGTTGGAGTAGGTCGAGGAGAGAACAACAGTTGTCAATAATGTACCCGAAAGTGATCTTATATGTTCACAGTGAACACATTGCAAGTAGCGATTGCAGATAGTCGGCTGACTCCACAGCCGTAATCCAACATGCGGAATGGTTAAAATGCCTGCGTAATAGCGGCACCCTGAACTTCATTCAGGTTTTTAGCTCCCATCGGAACCAGGGAGCGGTACTTTGCCCGGCGAGGGCCATACACGGTGAAAGCCGTGCGATGTATTGTAAAGTCACTGAGATAGTAGTGCTATTGAGGCACATCGAAAGTGGTGATACAGAAATAGGATGAGTTAAACACGTTTTAACACATTTTGAAAGGCAGGCGTGATGGATGAACAAGAGAAAGAGTCAATTGGCGAACTCGTCCGATTAGTGACTATTATCCTGCATGATGATCGCACGAAAGCGAATCCTGATTATTGGGTTTGGACAAAACTTGATCAGCGTGTGAGGGAAGTTCTTGATTTTCTGGTGAAGCAGGATGAAGCCGGTCAGTAATTGAAAGCAAGCAAGAGACGTTGGATTGTTCTAGCGTCTCTTTTTTTGTGGTTTGCTTGCCTATTTCATGGGATTTATGCTGTGTCAAAAACGTTCGGATGTTGAAAATTTTGACTCTTCATTTATTTACTTTTGTCTATGCTCATTGACGTGTTTCAAAACTTATGTTACAATCTATGTATCACGAAAAATAAGCACAATGGAAAAGTGACCCAAGAAAGGGCGAGGGATGGAAAAAATAGGATATGCCCGTATATCGACAACTGAGCAAAATAAAGACCTGCAAGTCAATGCTCTCAAAGAGGCTGGATGTACAAAAATCTTTACCGACGAGGTGAGCGGATCGAAAGCAGAACGAAAAGGACTCAATGAAGCAATGGCATTCTTGCGTCCTGGTGATGCATTGACGGTTTGGAAACTAGACCGCGCTGGACGATCATTGAAAAATTTGATTGAACTGCTCAATCTGCTGAAAGATATGCAAGTTGAGTTCGTGAGTCTCACAGAGAAGATTGATACCACGACTCCGAGCGGTCGTCTCATCTTTCACATGACAGCAGCCTTTGCCGAATTTGAGCGTGATCTCATACGGGAGAGAACCTACGCAGGGTTGGCGGCAGCTCGTGCCAGGGGACGTAAGGGTGGCAGGCCGAATAAGATCAGAAATGGTAAAGCGATCATTGCACGTAAGATGTTTGATGATAAGTCCAATTCCATAGATGATATCTGCGAAACGCTCAATGTCTCCCGTTCTACGCTGTATCGATATATGAGAGGGGAAAAGAAGTAAGTGGAAAAGAGAAAAAGAAGACCATTGGCAGTACAGAGAAAGAATATACCTGTGGCAGTGCGTAGAAAGGTCTTTGAACGTGATAATCACCGATGTAGAAAGTGTGGAAGAGAAGAGTCACTGAATCTACATCATATCATCCCTGTTGTCGATCATGGCACCGATACGGTAGAAAATCTTATGCTTCTGTGTAAACATTGCCATCGTGAATGGGAGTTTCTCATTTACCCGAGAGTGCGTACCATCTCTTTTGAGCAATGGCTTGAGTTACCTAGTTGTCCTGAGTTCCTGGCTATCTTTGCCAATAAGGATAAATGGCCTGATGATCTTGTCATGCCCATGCAAGAAGTAAGAGACATCCTAGTTAAAGGTCATCAAATTGCACGTGAAGCCCGTTCCTGGGGAGCGTGATTAAGGTTGATGAGATATCGATACAGTGTTGGGGGTATCACGCTCTACATTGTATCGGTAAACAAGCATAATGACAACTTTCAACACGGGCGATAAAGTTATCAAGAAATCCGAAAAGGATGCTAGCAAATATGGTAGAGTGATGGACGTGGGCTACATGTTCGCCAAACCTGGATACGTCGCCGTGTACTTTCATCGTCAGGTTTGGATCAAGCCTGAGAACCTGCTACACTTCGATGCATGGCAGAGCAAACGGAAAGTGGCTCCAGCAGGGAGCGTAAAAGATTATTGGGTGAAGTAGGAGAGGAAAACGATATTGTCCGATCATATAAACGCATTTATCGTCGTACTGGATCACGACATTCGAGACGAAAACGCCGAACTGCTCATCAATGCGATCAAACAATTGCGCGGTGTGCTGGAGGTACAGCCTCACGTTGCTGATTCTACTGATGTTATTGCTACGATGAGAGTAAAATCTGAATTGATGAAAAAGTGGTACGATATTCTTGCGGCGATGTAGAAGAAGAGGAGAAGTAGCGGGGTATGGAGCTAGATTTTGAGGGTTTTATCCAGCAACGTAGATTACCAGACGGGCGACTCATAGCAGTCGATCCGCTCTTATTTCACAAAGCGAGATTAGGGATCGGCATGTTGCCGCCATTGCACGAAGTCGGAGCGTTCGCTGATCATTGGGAATTCCCAAGTGTCGCCTCAGCACTTCAAGCGTTTGTTGCCTGGGAACCAGAAAAGCAAAAAGAGCCTGCCGGATGGGATAGGCACGTTGCCACGATGCGCTATAGAATTGGCGGTGATCCTGAGTTGGAGTATGTGAAGTGTGATGATGGTGGCATACACTACAAGGTAAGATATGCCATTAGGGTTATTTCTGGCGAGGATCACGCTATTTTGACGATGATTGATCGAAGCGAGATCCTGGGTGCGTCATTCCCAGAGGGATCATGGTTCTTTGAAGTGCTCACAAAGCAGGCTGAATATAATGTGTATTGTTATCTTGATCGATGCGTGGTCATACCTGAAGAGAATATGGGGAATGTGAGTGTGGGTACTGTAGTCAAGAGGCTCACGGCATAGTGGAGGGGGAATATGGACATTCAACTTATTTTTGAGGAACTGCCGCCAGAATGCGCGGGTACCGTCAATACTACTACTTTTCGCTATAATGGCAAACGTTACACGATATCGACAACTGAAATTGTGAGTTTGCACGAGTTACAGCGCATGTGGGATCTCAAGACTGGCTATACTGGGATACTCGGTAATTATGAAACGATGCTTTTTATTGATGGTGAGAGCGAATGTTACCCTTTTGGCGACCTCCCTGGTTGGGCTGGTTTGGGCGTCTTCCAACGCTATGAGACTGAGGGCGAAGCACGAGACGGACATCAAGAATTTGTAACGAGGGTGAAGCGAATACTTAGAGAAGGAAATAACCGATGACCTGTATGGAAATATTAGCGGTAAGACCCAACGGAGATACAACGCTCTACGGTGAAGCACAAAACTCATGGGGCGGCGCTATGCATATCTGGATGACGCTAAAAGGGAAGTATGAAATAGCTGCTGATTACTCCGAAAAAGGGTTTAAGCATATATGGGAGAGTATTGTCGAGATGAGTGTGTCTGACCAATGGGTGATGGCTAGCACATTCGATATGATAATCGTTCCCAAAGAAGCATTGCCCACGCTAATAGAGCATTGGAAGAAATTCAGCAAGAAATACCCAACGCCTACTTTGCTGGAGGCTATCATCATTCTAGAACGAGCCTGTCAGGATGAGCAGGTGCAGGGGGTATGCTTCAATCATACAAGTGTTGTGGATAGCTGGTCAGTGGCAATTGAAGGTGAGGGAAGCAGACCGTATAACGTCAATGTGGATCATAAGCATACATATCTTGATGCAGGCTACATCTCGCAAATAGAAAAAGAACTGGACTGAAGTCGTTTCTCAGTCCAGTTCCCATAATGTGATTGTTAAATGGGCTACCTCAATTGTTGCATTTAACTTGTGCAATTATCCATAACATCAACTTATCACCCTCTTATCACTTTTACATTAAATATTATCATGTTGAACGTCAAGCACAAAGTTTGGCGTTCATTTTTGCGTCTCCGAGTATCATGAGATTGAACAGGTTACATACTTTGTTACCCTGTCTACATCTTGATCGTACAACAGTTATATGTGCCATGTTGTTCACGAAGAAAGAGAGGCACGTTATGACCCAGACGATTAGCAAGAAGAGGGTGGAGATTATTATTCTCCCTGGCAATACTCATCAAGAAAAACGTATAGCAGACAATTATGCTCCAAACTTACTTTGTACTACGTGTGAGGAAGAATGCATGATCAGGATTTATGGTACTCGTGTTTATGTTTGTGAGCAATGTGGATCTGTAGAATATAGATAACAAAAATGCGAGAGCATGGAGGGTAGGAAAAGCCTCTGAACTCTCGCATTTTGCGCATAACAAGACCATTTGATCACTCGATCTCTATAATTATACCTTCTTGCGAATGGGCGTATCCTGAAAGTGGTGGATGAACGACAACAACCCCGCTCTACTAGCTAAACGTTCCCCTCATGCTTCGCGTTTAGTGCCAGTCCAGGCGTTCTGTGCAGCTCCTCTATTGCCTGGACTGGTGGAGCATATTTAGAAAGTGGTGATAAGTGGTGGAAGAAGAAATCTCAATTACCCTCGGCATAATCGGCCAAGACGGCATGACAATCGAAGATGCCCAACAATTGCAAGAGGAACTCCCTGGTAATATCTTCTATGCTGAAGGATTTACCCCTGAACGAGCACGCATCCTTCATGTGGACGTTGACACAGACAATCAAATCATTGCTGCCTGTTTACCTATCCCAGACGAGCGTATACTCGACGCTTCAGCAGCATTTCGCTATATGGTAGAGCAAGGCAAGCAATTGATGGACACCCATTTGAACTATGAGCAATCCGCCGAATATCCTCTCGAATGGCAATGGACCGAACCGCGTTCCTGGCATGTCGAGAAGATGAAGTTCAGCAAGAATCGTAGCAGCGTAATCGTCAATGAGAGCCTCACACTAACTGGCATACCACCTGAAGCACATGAGTACGTGCTAGGGGACAGGTCAGCACTGGAATGGATCATCGATCAGTACCAAGTCACCAGGGACAAGAGAAGTGGCATAGTGAGCGATCCGAATAAGCAGGATGATCCTGAGTATATTGCGCGTCTTGTTTGTAAGGTGGTAGCCGTGAGTGTCGAGACGGTGAGGATAACGAAAGAGTTGGGGCGGCGGGTAAATCTGGATGATTTTGAGTTAGTGGGAGCGACTGATGAGGGACCGCTCAATCAGTTCTGGACGAAATAATATTTTACGTTGAAATTATACTGTAGAGAGAAAATAGAAAGGTTTTTAGGCTTCTGCGTGATCGATCCTCTTACCGGACCACTTCCCTCTATGATGACCCTCTATCGGCGTGACTTGCTATGCCTTCCTGAAGATGAGCAACAGTTGCTAGAGATCCCCTTCAAGTGTGCCTGCGTGCTCTGCGCGAAGTATCCCGTACTATGGGAGTACGTTATGGACTTCACTCAAGAGGGAAACTTGCAACTTATCAAGGCCCTGTCAAACCGTGATCCTACATGGAGCGGTGCACGATTTCAAGCCTATGTAGCGAGAAGCGCAAGAGGAGCAATGTACCAGCATCTAAATCAAACATTTGATATCGCTATTCCGCCAACTGTCAGGCATCGCAAAGTTAAAAAAGGCGATGATCGTGAAATGGCACACCTTGACGTTTTAGAGCACCATCTTAGCTGGGAGCGGCTTTTTGAGTCGTGGGTGGTCATTCCTGATCAGACGTATATGCTGCAATCGTTCAACGCTGCAAAGAGGAAGATGATAGACGTATTTTTGTCACGTCTTCCAACGAAAGAACAAATAGCGGTCAGACTTTATTACGGCATTGGTGAGCGTGTACATCGCACTTCTGAGATTGGAAAGATCCTTCAGGTAAAACCGGATCATGCTAAAATATTGGTCAATCAGGCAATAAAGCGTATTCGTAATGAGCCAAAGCAACCCGCTAAAGAACTCCAGATAAAAGACCGCAATGAGAGAATGCAGACTATCTATCAACAATGGCTTGAACAGGGAATGAGGTTTCAGGTCTATGAGTTTGCGCGTGCTGTAAAGTGTGGTGATCATATCGCTCACCAGTTCCTCAAGGATCGAGGTGTGCTGAGTAAAAGCGTGGTCGAGGTACTGAAGCCATGAATGAGCCTTATTTTGACGATGTGAAGAACCTGATACAATCTCACCTCACCTTTGCGGTTCCCCTTCGCATTGACGAAATGAGAGATAATGGCGGCCCATCTGAGCCTCAACTTGAATATGCCTCAGAGCACTTTCCTACAATCTTGGGTCAACATGGGGATGCAATCCTCTTCCATGAGAAGGGGCAAACGGGAACGGCTATGAGCGTGCTAACTGAAACAATAGCGATTCTCTCATTCTTTCCTGGTGGCGTTACCGTGTTTGGTTTGACCTTCGATGCATCCTCCCCAGATGAAGCAGAAGCGAAACAATAGTGAATTGCGGTGCTTATTTTATTTTGGTTGTATGCTGAAAATGTCAACCCGTAATCCGCAAACCCTCCTTACACGCGCATTGAGAGATAGCTATGAGCACACATAAACGTACAAGCATACGCCGCGCTGGTCATAAACTCACTAAAGAGCAAACACAAGAAGCGCAAGAGAAATTCTTGAAAGCGTTCGCTAATAACGGCAATGTTCGCGCTGCGTGCCTTGTCGCTGGCATAGATCGTAGCACTGTTCACGTCTGGGCTGAACACTCAGAAGAGTTTGCCTCCGAGTATAATTTGGCGAAAGCAGACGTTGACGATGCCATCAGGGGTGAAATATTCAGGCGTGCAATGTTTGGCGAAGAGAGGATCATTACCTCGATGGGCAAAGTTGTTTATCATGAGGATAAGCCGCTCACGATTAAAGAGAAGTCGGATTCCTTGCTCATGTTTATAGCAAGAAGCAGAATGCAAGAATTTAGGGAGAAGCAATCCGTAGAGATGAGCGGTCCTAATGGTGGGCCTGTACAACATCAATCTATCCCCATTGATCCTCGGTTGCTTACTTCTGAGCAGTTGGCAACCTTGAAGGCAATGGCTATTGATCTTCAGCAGGATATCGCAAAATGATCAATAGCCAGGTTCCCCCTGCGGGTTCCCGTATCGAGTTCGGTAACATGCTCTTCCAGATGGTTGAGGCTGAAGAGATGCGCCGAAGTCTGAAGCGGTTTGTAGTGGCTTTCTGGCATATTATAGAGCCTTCCCCATTTGTAGATGGTTGGGTTGTCGATGCAATTTGCGATCACCTGAGCGCTCTTACTCGTGGCGATATCCGCTTTCTCTTGATAAACGTGCCACCTCGACACAGTAAAAGTACCATCTGTAGTGTGCTATGGCCTGTTTGGTGTTGGCTGCAAAAGCCTGAAGATCGTTTCTTGTGTGCATCCTACAGCCTAGATCTTGCCATTCGTGACAACCTCAAGAAGCGCAATCTGATTGATTCCCCCTGGTTCCAATCTTTGTACGGGAAAGACTTCAATTTGACCGCCGATACTACCTCTTTTCAAGTTGAGCGAAAGTTCTCATTGACTGCTGAACAGAATGCGAAACGCTTTTTCACAAATGACAAACTAGGATATCAACTTGCAACTTCTGTAGGAAGTACCACAACAGGACAGGGAGGCTCAAAATTGCTGATAGATGATCCTCACTCAGCAATGGAAGCCCACAGTGAAGCTGATAGAATATCGGCGGCAAACTGGTTTAGGGAAACGTGGTCTAACCGCATGAATGATGCCGCTAAAGATGTCATGATCGTAATTGGACAGCGTATTCACGAGGAAGATATTTCAGGGATTATTCTCAAAGAGCGTACCGACTGGATACATCTCAACTTGCCAGCCGAGTATGAGCCAGCAAATAAATGTGTAACTATCTTTGGTTGGAGCGATCCACGTACTGAGGAAGGTGAATTACTTTGGCCTGAGAGATTTAGCCAGGAAACCCTTAATCGTTATAAGCGTGACCTGGGCAGTATGGGATTTGCGGCGCAATATCAGCAACGCCCTGTACCTTCAGGTGGAGGACAGTTTAAGAAGAGTTGGCTTCGCTACTTCACTCAGGACGAACAAGCCTATACCCTCGAAGAACCTGATACGCGAAAACGTTTCTTGCTCAACTTGTGTCACTTATTTGTCACGGTAGACCTCGCTATCAGTCAAAAGCAAACAGCAGATTACACCGTGATAGCAGTGTGGGCGGTAACTCCTGACCGTGAATTATTGCTGATTGATCGGTTGCGAGATCGATTTGACAATCCTGAGCAACAAAAGCAATTGCAACTTATCTACCAACGCTATCATCCTGACTATATTTCCATTGAGAATGTTGCCTACCAGTTAGCCATAATCCAACAACTCAGGCGATTAGGGTTGCCCATTCGAGAGTACAAACCAGTGAAAGACAAAGTATCGAGAGCTAGTACAGCCTCAGTGTTCTACGAGGGTGGACGTGTCTATCATCCAAAGGGCGTCTCATGGTTGCAAGAGTGGGAGGATGAATTGCTCATGTTTCCGATGGGAGCGCATGACGACCAAGTGGACACACTTAGTATCGCTTGTGATGCTATATGCGGACCTACAGCAAATGCTAGCGAACAAATCGAAGCCATGAAACGACGGGCGCAATTAGCACAACTGAGAACTGCGATGCCAGCGAAAGTTATGCCTGGGTGGCCGGTATGATTAAGGGAGGTTAATTTGTGGGGTTGAACATAGGTGTTATAGTCAAACGTCAACAAGAAGGTTTCATGTCTTACGGGAGCAACCCTAAAGGGACAAGAGACGAGGTACAAGAGGGCTTCGATACATTCTTGAGAGGGAAGTACTCAGAGGATGTATTCACGCCCACAGTAAGCCTAAATGAGAGCGATGGGGTATACACTTTTGACGTAAGGTTAGATTACAAATGGAATAATTATGATGATACGCCGATGTATCTGGCTATTATGGAGTATGTGTTGACACACTTCAGCACCAATTATGGTATTGATATCCATGTTTATCATTCGCCATGATCACACAAGACTGGACTTCTGAACAAAAGAAGCGATTTATCGCGATGGTGCAAGATATCCTGAAAATGACCGATCTCCCCTCATTCTTCCAATACGAGATCGACAAAGCCACCACTCAGGATGATCTCTCATCGGCACTAGGGAGGGAAGGAAAGCCATGACGGAGCAAGATGCGATTAATGATTTGCAGACCATACTAGCAGCGTACGATGCGACTGTGCCATTCCCTGAGTTTGCACAATCTTATCTGCAAGAGCACCCATCGAAATATGACCTGAGCACCGTGATCAAGTTCATCATGCCGCCCAATCCCGTTTCAGTGTTGAGTGAGGATGAGCTTGACCGTCTCGCATCCAATTGGGAGATACCCGTAACGATTACGATTAAAGGCCAGAAGTATAGAGGTGCCATCTGGCTAGTAGAAGGAGAGGATTGATGAATGAAACAACCCCAACGAAACGCGCCAGCATCATGAGGCTCTCAACCTGTTTCAGTGTGAACTTGCCAGAGATGACATTTAACGCGATACAGCAAGTGCTAGAGAAAGCGTACCTCGATTGGCGGTGTAATCCTGCATATTTGTTCTGTTCCGAATGGGATCATAAAAAGATTGGGAAAGAGATAATGACAGAATCTTCCTGGCGTGGTTTACCGTTGCCACCGGACGAAGATCACTTCTCAGCTAAAGTGGTATTTAACCAGATTACAGGCAGGCCAATACACATTATCATATTGCCAGAACTTGGGGATGGTACTCTGATGTTTGGCTTTATGACCTATTGAGGAGCACCAGTATGCCCACAAAAGACGACCTGATCCAACCTAAAGATGTAGAGCACCTCTTGCGTGTCCTGGGCCGCAAAACACGGCGTAGCAACCTTACACGACGCCCTGAGATAGCTTGCGAAACTATTGCAGTCAGTGAGATGCTACACTTTCTCTTGTGGCTTGATGACAACGAAAAGCAGGATAGCGTATCCAAGCGAGTGAGGCATTATCTCGAAATGCACATGAGAGCCGAGGATTATGAAGCGGGGCCACCAGTTGATCGCGCTGGACTAATTAAGCGAATTGCAGATCAAGCACAGGAGAACGTGATTAACTCGCCTGAAAGTGAATGGCATGGTATTCTCTCGGATGCGCTAAAAGAGATATCCGAACTCAGCCATTATCACGAATAATAAAAGAGAGATTACACAAGCATATGGAGCATAAATCTATCCCATTATCCCTGCTAGACGAGCACAAACAAAATTACCGCAATCATCCTGATGAACAAATCAAGCAGATCGGTGCCAGCCTTGCACGATTCGATCAAGTGCGCAGTATCGTTGTAGCGCCTGAGCCAAATGGACGCTATACGATCCTCGCTGGTCATGGCGTAGTTGAGGCTGCGCGTCGCAATAATATTGAGCAATTAGCGTGCGATATCGTGCCTCATGAGTGGTCAGACCTTACGCGAAAAGCGTATATCGTGGCTGATAACAATTTGCCAAGTGGAGCCAGTGATGACAGTGAAATGCTGGCAAAATTGCTCAGTGAGCAAAAAGATGCGGGGTTCGATCTAGCAAGCCTCGGTAGCGATGACGAAACACTTAGGCAAATGTTAGAGAGTTTGGGTGATGACTATTTGGGTGATGGTGAGGGAGAAGACGGTGATGATGATTTCATTGCCGAGCCAGATGAAGAACAAACGCGGGTAAAGGTTGGCGATATTTGGCAGTTGGGAAGACATCGATTGTATGTGGGCGATTGTACAATATCTGAGAATATCCAAAGGCTAACACGAGAACAAGCGATAGATGCCCTTATAAGCGACCCCCCTTATGGAATTAGCCATGATTTAGATTATACCCGATTCGTAGGTGGGGTCTCACCTACGAAGAATAAAACTAAAGGTATATTGGCTAATGACGAAAAACCCTTTGATCCATCTCCTTACCTCAACTATCCAGCAATTGTATTGTGGGGAGCAAATTGTTATTCTAATCGATTGCCTCTGGGATCTTGGCTTATATGGGATAAAAGGTTTGCTAATGGCACTGCATTTCTGGCAGACGCAGAAGTTGCATGGATGAAAGGTGGTTATGGGGTTTATATCCATGCAATTACAAGTCAAGGTTTTGTCAGACCTGAACCAGTTAATCATCCTACCCAAAAACCTACAAAATTAATTATATGGTGCATGGAAAAGGCGAAGGTTGAAAAGGACGCCTTAGTGTACGATCCCTATCTAGGTTCAGGCACAACGCTAATCGCATGTGAGCGAACAAACAGAACTTGCTATGGATGCGAAATCGAACCCAAGTATGCAGATGTCATCCTGCGTCGTTTTGAGGCTGAATCTGGTCAAAAAGCAGTCCTTTTAGAGCCTTTTGTACAGCAAGAGAAGTGTCGGACTTAATATCATGTTCCCAAATTATAACCAACGGAATGCCGAGAGAGCTAAGAAATTGTACTTTTCTTGCGTCATTCTCAGCAGTTCTCTTTTGACTAGCGTGAATAGGACCATTAGGATAGAATCGGGGATCAGTATGCCAGTAGGTTCCATTAACCTCTATAGCCACTCCATTAGCAAGCATAATATCTATACATGCACAATACTGCCCTGTTTTTGGATCGCGAACGAGGTGTTGCGTGGTATAAGAGATTCCTCGTGTATCCAATTCTTGAGCAACCATTTTCTCAGCCTTAGAGATAATATCGAATTTTCCATCTGCCATAGCCTGACGTTGCAAGCTTGCGTGGCGATCTCGTGCCTCCTGGGTACTAAATTGTCGATGATTGGCTTCCCGTATCTTCTCACGAGCCTCTTCGGTATGAGTTTTACCTTGCATGGGATTTCTTGTGAGTACGTGGGCATAAGCCTTTCTCGCTGGAATGCTATTTCTCTCCAAAAGGTTAGTGATAGAACTGGCAGAAACTCCGAACTCACGGCCTATGGTATTAGCCGTTTTCCCTTCAATGCAATACAACTGTATGACTTGTTCGATAGAAGGAAAGTTTCTTGCTTTATAAGCAAAATAGCACCTTTTTGTACAGAATGTCTTCTTGCCAGATGGGGGTATTTTTGTAGTGAAGAATTGATTGCAATGTTGACATATGTACCAGTTCAATTGCGTAGGATGGTATACTTTGGTCATGGTGAATCATCTCCAATTAAATGTAGTAGCCTAGAGATTAACTGTGCTATCAACGCAGTTAATCTCGATCAATATTCCTCTATTATACCACACCTCATACCCTTTCGTCCAGCCTCAGAAGCCAATCGAAGCCACTTAGATATTCCCATAGGTTGCGAACTCTCACCTGAGTATATAAATATTATCATTTCGAGATGGGAGGCTCATACCGGATTGCAAGCCTCACTCCTTGAACGTGCTGAGGCGGTTGCCACAAACGAATAGGTAGTCATGCTGTCTGCATGTGTATGCTAAAAAAGGAAATACCATCTTGACTAAATAATTTAACTGATATTTTTGCCTCTTCAGTGTTAGGAAATACCATGTATCGTTTTATCGTGCTGTACGTTGGCGATGATTACCGGCAATACTTTGCTGAGGGGCTGATTCATGTCGATAAAATGGTATATGTTCGTGGTTCTTATTGCGAAGAGAACAAGCATTACGAAGATCTCTATACGCTAAAACTTGCTCTGCGTGACAATGAGAAGATTCGCTATTGGCATGTCCAGATGATTGATGTGGTGGAAGTGAGAGGAGCGAATGGAGTATGAGCAGACACTCTAATCGTAAAAGAGCACTCAACCGCGCCAATCCGCTTTACCTCGCTAATAGTGGAGGTACTATGTACGTTGCGCCTGGGCAGGCTCAGAGCGTCGCGGGTCAGGTTTTTTATGGTGGCACGACGAAAAATATAGCAACTGGACAACAGGCAATTTTTAGTCCTGGCGCTCCTTTGCAGGCACAACCTGGGGTGAATCCAAATGGGCTACCTATTTCATGGCGTTTCCCGCCAACCTACAATTCTTTCCCGGTTGATAGAACTCTGGCAAATCCCGATATACCCTCATTTCAGCAATTGCGCAATTTGGCGAAATTATATTCTGGTATCACACTTTGCGAACGCGCCTGGGCGGATCTTGTCCCTCGAATGAAGTTGAAGATTTCGCTAAAAGCCGAATATGTAGCAGGTGGTGCTGACGATAAAGATTATCAGGCTGAGATATCCTATTTTCGGACATGGTTTGAGTCGCCAGATAAGATGCACGATCTTCACAGTTGGATTCGCATGTGTCTCAAAGACCAAACCCAGATAGATGAGCTATACATCTACAAGCGTAAAAATCGTGGTGGCGGTCTCTATTCTATGGAGTTGATCGCTGGCGACCAGATCAAACCATTATTGGACGATTGGGGAAAGACACCGCAACCGCCTGCCTATGCCTATCAGCAGTACCCCTGGGGTATCCCTGGTGCATGGTTCAAAGCAAACGAACTTATCCACTATCAAGAAACACCCTCCACTGATAATCCTTATGGTCAAAGCCGTGTTGAACGTATTATCATGCGTGTCAATCAAGCCTTGAGAAAGCAAAATAAAGACCTGAAGTATTTTACTGAAGGTAACGTACCAATGGGCATGATGATGCCACCTGAAGCGGGTAACTGGACGCCAGATCAAATTGACGCGTTTGAACAATCATGGAACAGCTTGCTTGCTGGCAATCCAACACAACAGGTGAGGATGCGTTTCACTCAGCCAGGAATGAAATATCAGGCATTCGAGGAGTACAAGCTAGACTCTAGTTTCGATATGTACATTTTTAAGGAGTGCTGTGGAGCATACGGCGTCTCCCCTGGTGACGTTGCCTTTACCGAGGACATCCATAAATCAAGTGGCGACTCCCAACAAAATATGCTTTATCGGCGTACGATTGACCCTCTTGCTGTAACCTATGCCAGTTTCTTTACACAAGCAATTAATAATGATTTTGACCCCGATCTACATGGTGAGATGTTTGAGGCAAGCTTTGAAGGATATACAGAAAGTGAGGACATTACTACACTTGCGGGTGCTTATAGTGAATTAGTAACATCTGGCATATTAGGTGTAACTAGTGCTGGTAAAATCTTGAAACTTCCTGATGATCCCAACGCTCCCTACATCGGGCGTATCCTCGTAACCAAAGACGGCCCTATCTTTCTTGACGATATGGCAAGCGACAAAATGCGTAACGCTGCTTTACAAGCGAAACTAACGGGATTGCAGCAAACAATGACACCTGCTAAACCGAAGCCTCCCACACAAGGGAATACTCCTATTGATGGTGAGCAAGACGCAACTGAAGAGACACCGCCAACGCAATCACCAGCAAAGGCACAACCAAAAACCAGCCCAGTTACAGCCAAGCAAAGAGCAATTGCAAGTGATGACAATGAAGACGAGGATGAGCAGCAAGCGTTAGAGGATGAAGAAGATGAGGAGGAAGAGGGCATTTTACCGGATGATGAGGAAGAAGATGATGATGACGAGCCAACGCCTGAAGAGATCATGCAAGAGCAAGAAATAAGTTTCCATCTCACTGCCGATACAGCAGAACCATTCTCAGATCTTGAACGCTACTATGCGGAGGCTTACATCCCTGAGTACACTGAAGAGTACCCGATAGAGCGACACGTACCAGGGGGCCATGACCACGATCAAAAGACGCATGGCGATTTCTCGCATCCTGAGTACGGCGCAAAACACGATACATCGCCTGTTGCTAAGGCTACAATGGCGGCTACCACAACGGCCAATCCAAACTTACAATCAGCCGAAGCAAAAGTAACCAGCGCTCTCGCATCCTTCCATGCCGCACAGAAAGCCTTCCACAGCGCATCTAAAGCTGATAAGCCTGCCGCACGAACAGCACTGAGAACAGCAAGCGCTACCCTGAAACAAGCCCGTAAGGACGTTCACGCGCTCAAATCTGATGCTCGTGTACAGCGACAAGCCATAGCAGCGAAGGCACACGCCGCCAAAGTTCAAGCCGCCGCGCAAAAGAAAGCCGCAAGTGCTCAGGCGAAAGCATCAAAATCAGGGAAGTCTACAACCTCCACACAATCAAAAGATACTGCCGCAAAAGCCAAAGCCGAGAAAGCACAGGCGAAGGCAAAAGCCGCTAAGGTTGCAGCACAAAAGAAAACAGAAGCCGCACAAGCCAAAGCCCAGGCAATGAAAGCGCATATCCAGAAACTCGCAACCGCCGCCAAAGCCAAAGCCGCTAGTATGCTCGTGAAATCTCAAGCTAAAGCCCAAACCGCCGCCGTAAAAGCAGCAAAAACTCAGGCCAAATCTGGCAGTACTCAGGCTCATACACAACTGAAAACGGCAAAGGCTCAACAGGTGGCTGCTAAGAAAGTACAGGCACTTACCAGCACGATAGGCGCGAAAGCTAACCTGTACAATGCGTTATCAGGTCGCAAGATATCGGCAACTTGGACTGCTCAGGATGCATCGGATGCTTCTAGTATTGCCTCAGATCTGCATAGCCTGCTTGAAGCGGTAAATTCACATCAAGATGAAAGCAATGTTTCAGGGCTAGCAAAGAACCTGGCTCAATCGATTAGTTCGCTCTCCGCCCGAAAAGGTATCTCTCAGGCTGGTGCTAGCGTGTTACAAAAACTAGCGGTATCTGCTCAACAGCAATTATCACGGTCAATCCTGGGTGATGATCTCGACTACTATGAAGACGATGAGTATGACTTTGAGGATGAGGCGTATCTTGAAGAGGAGGAGGTATTTGGTGATGAGATTGACGAGGGAACAGCAGAAGAGAGACGCTACACGATTGGTGAACTCCTTGACTTGCTCCAACAACAAATGCAAGAAAAAGCGACTAACCAAAGTGATAGTACGCATCCTGAACAGTCCGAAGAAGTTAGAGCAATTGCAGAAGTCGATGGAAGCACAATCCGCACTACAGTCTCCAATTCGCCCGATGACGCATCGAAGGACTATAAACGATGGAGAGACCGCGCTATAGACGATATAAAGGCCGCTAGAGTGCCAAGAGGTTTTACCACCACTCTGATACCTGACACGATCCACAGATGGATTAGTGAGGAGCTAGCGGCTTGTAGTAGCGTTGACGACGTGCGTGATGTGTTCAGTCAGGCGAGAGCAATGGGCAATGAGCCTGCTATAGCGGGTAAGGACGATTTGGCGAAGAGTGTTCATGATGTTTTTGCTCAGGTAGCGCAAAGGGGACATAAGGGAGTCGCAGGATTGGAGGATTGAGATGGAAGATACACAAGCAACAACAAAACCATTAAAGACAAATGTGATATTCATTCTGGACGGGTCTGGTTCAATGTGTGGCACCGCAACCGATGTACGTGGCGGATTCAATACGTATATCGAGAAAATCAAGGGTGATGGCAACGAGTACACACTCTCCGCTATCAAGTTTGGCTCAAAAGTGGAACTACTCTTTTCCAATCTACCATTAGAGCAAGTACCACTACTGACCGAAAAGAATTATATGCCGTGTGGCACTACCGCACTCTATGATGCTATAGGTTTTGCTCTCGCTGAAGTAAAGATGGCAGATGAGGATCGCTTTATTGTCATCATCATGACTGACGGTTTTGAGAACGCTTCTCAAAAGTTCTCAAAAGAGATGATCACATCTAAGATTGAACTTCGTGAGAAGATTGGCAATTGGACTTTTGTGTACATGGGAGCTGATCAGGATGCATGGGCTGTTGCGAGTAATCTAGGGTTTGCTCAGGGGAATGTGATGAGTTTTGCCAGTACGACCACAGGCACCGTGTTTCACAATCTTGCATCGACGACAACTACCGCGAGTTCTGGTACTGCACGCTCTGTGAAAACTTTCTTTACCGGTGATGAGGAGAAATAAATACATGACAACTGAAGAAATGAAACAGACAATGATAGCGCGAATTGAAAATAATTTCGTGTATCATGCACCAAAGAATGATCAACTAGCACGATATCAACTTATTCGAGATACAGCAAAGACGTTTGCGCTCCTGCTGATTGATAACACACCAGCCTCACGAGAGCAATCATTGGCATTGACTCAGATTGAAGATGCTGTGATGTGGGGTAATGCTTCTATAGCGAGAAATGAATAAATGGCTGAGGATTGCAAGCATGAAGACTTTGCTGCGAATGTTGCAGTAAGTCGATTGGAGGATATCGGAGGTTTTGCGGCTGATGTCACCATATGGTGTGCGCATTGCAAACTACCTTTTCGGTTTCTTGGCTTGCCGGGTGGATTGAGTCCCGATAGGGGTACTACCTCAGTGGATCAATTAGAGGCAAGATTGCCAATTGCGCCGATGACACGCATAGCGAGAAATGACTAAGGAATAGCGCATGATAGCCTCACCCGATCTCACTGACAAGCTACTGCAAGCCTATCGCTTCACTGCCAAAGATAAACAAGCCCTTGCCAATGCGCTTGCTCAAGGCTACCTGCTAGCAAAAGTGCAATCCTACAACAGAGCGCAATCAAGCGTTGGCTCAATAGTGCTCATTCGTCATCCCTGGGTCGTAGGACCGTCTGACGTGCGTTCTGCTCAGTCCTGGGCTACTGAACAAGTAGAGGGCATAGCGGCAACGTATGAGACACTGCTGAGGCACGCTATAGAGAACTTGCCAGTTGAGCGAGGGATAGGCGATATCATTGGTGGAATAAAGCAAGTTATCTCGAATATTGGCGATTGGATAAGCGGCTTTTTGCCCTGGAAAACACAACAAATTGCAGATGCAACATGGGCCGAGGGCGATGCTGATGGTACTGCAGAGTGGATTGACGATGCGAGTGATCCTGATGGGATTGATGGAAGTACGAGTAGTGTCATGGTTCGGATAGAGCCAGCCAGCAGTAGTTCCGATTTTTGCAGATTGTACGCAGGTGAGGAGTACAGTCTAGCGGATTTTAAAGGTTTGGCCGTACAATTTCCCGCCCACGTGGGCTGTATCCATTCTGCTGTAATTATTTCTCGCTAATGTGTGGAGGTATATTGTGAAAATTTACATGGACTCAGAATTTGTCGATGATGGAAAGACTATTGACCTCATCTCTATAGGCTTGGTAAGTGAGGATGGTAGAGAGATTTACCTTCAGTCTGTTGAGTTCGATCCATCAAAAGCATCTCAATGGGTAAAGGATAATGTACTTTCTCATTTGCCCTTGTGTCCCCATGCAAACGTAACAACAGACTCACGACAGCCTTATGTACAGGATATTCATTATCATAATCGTCGTGGGCAATGCACGTTTGAGCGCCCCGCTAAGGGCATCACTGGACTAAGTGGAGTGAAGATGTCAGGAGGTTTTCTCATTGGTGCTCATGCTGATTGCTTCTGGCGTACTCGTGAACAAATGCGAAGCGAGATTATAGCATTCTGTGATCCTGAGAAGTACGGAAAGCCTGAGTTCATAGGCTGGTGCTGTTCTTATGACCACGTTGCATTCTGTCAACTCTTCGGAACGATGATAATGCTTCCCGTTGGTTATCCTCACTACTTCAAAGACTTGCAAAACGCATTGGACGAGCGTGGTATCCCTGATAGCAGTTTACCAGAGCAAGAGGGTACTGCCCACAATGCGCTTAGTGATGCAAAGTACATCAAACTTGTATGGGAAGCGGTGGTTAATCCTTTGTATCGTAGTGAATGGTCGCTTAAGGAGTGATTTATGGGATACCAGCCACTTAGTCGCAATCTGGACACTATTCTCGGCAAAGAGCGGGGCATGATCTTTAGCGAATTAGCGGCTACAATCTGGCAAGTCTCGCAGGCTGGACGGTGTAACATGATCGATTTCATGCCAATTCCTGAACAGGTTGACACGCTTAATGTAACCAATGAGCAAGGGATGGAGTTCCCGTTAATTTATGAGGAGGAAGCCCAGTGATGAATCCAGAACAATTAGCTCAATTATTCCATGAAACGTATGAACGTCTCGCTCCACAATATTCATACACCACACGTCCTGAGAGCGCGAAACCCTGGCAAGATGTACCTAAAGATAATAAGCAACTTATGATAGCTGTTGCTGGCGTGGTACTTGCTATCCTGAAGAAGCAATATGACGAAGAATACTATTCCTCACAAACGTAGAGGAGACATCATGAATCACGAATTCGGCAATGACATCACAGACTTCGATTATCTCGCTACTCATGTTCCCTTCGGATCTCATGCTCAAGACATGTTCAACCCGCTTCCCAAGCGGGGGATATTCGAGCTAAATGTCGATAATCGTAAAAAGCGGGGTAGGTCACAACCGGTAAAGCGTGTGGTCTGCGAGGGAACATTATACGGCAATGGGCATGTAAACTTGGACACGCAAGAGTTGCCCGTAAGAGACTTTAGAAGTTTTCAGCAAATGGAGAAGTGCCTTGAGTTGTGGGGGCATTATACTTTATTTTGGCTTGTTGAGTGAGGAAGAATGACTACTGAAAAAGAAATAATAACAATTAGTGATAGCCTCTGGCTTGTGCCGATTGACAACTTTTTCATGTTGCGTGACTCGGTAAAAGGCGAAGCGCTTATAGACATTGAAGAAATAGCACCATTGATTGAAGCGCTTCAGGCTATAGCAAAAGAAGTTAAAGGGAGCAATCATGTCAGTCAAGAGAAAAGCTAAACCAGGACGCCAGAACGTCCACAAAGAAAAAACTGTAGCACCAATCACCGAGCACGTGAAACCAGTGGCACCACCACGCAAGATACCTCCAACGAGAAAGGGCAAATAATGAAAGATCTCACTGCACTAGAATCCACTGTTCACTATGCCATAGGAAAAGCCGCAATGTGCTGGCGTACGATGCCACAGGGAGAGTATGACGACGAACGGGCAAAGCAAATTGCCGAAGAACTGATCCGCGTTATTCGTGAAACGATGATGGATGCTGGACTAGATAAAGCACTTCACGAAAAGCCAGCAGTGCGAAAGTCTCGCAAAGATATTTCATTAGAGAAGTTGAGATGATAGCATTGATTTCGGATGAGGGAGAACATGCCAGCATTCCAGCGCAATGACGAAACGGGCAAGATCGACATTTATTGCACCTCGCATATTGCCCCCAACGGCAAGCCCTTCAAACTACCAGTGAGCGTAGATAGTACTGGCCTGTATGTTTGGTGTCGCCTCTGTCGAGAACTTCATTATGTTGCGTTCTCGCAGATCGATCTTCAATTCCTTCAACCCCCACATAAACATTCCGACGAACAATAACCAATTTTTAGCGAGATCTATAAACTGGCCTATAATGCTGACTTATCGCTTGACAAGATAATTAAAGAATGCTATAATAAGGAAGTTGAGAGATGAATAAATGAGTTGAAGAAAAGGGAAATAAATCATGAATATCACACAAAAACGCCAGATCAAAGCAGTATTTCAGAATGCATTCCCCGGTATCAAATGCGGTTTCGATAGTCAGACCGTTGTCGAGTCCTTTGTGTATCAGGATGGGACATGCATCGAAAAGGTTCAGGCTCTTCTTGCTCCGTTCAATGTCCAGATCGTTCGCTATATCAACGCTAATCTCTTGGGTTACACCGCTCAGAGCTATCTTGGTAAATGGGTTAACACTGACAATAGTTTCGCAACTCGCGGTTTCACCAAAGGTTACATCACCCCTACTCTTTGCACGATTGATGAGGCGAACGCTGCTACCGCTTATGCCCAGTCGCTCGACGCTTCTACGATGGAAGCGATTGTAGAAGTTGCAACGCACTAATCATAATGAGAGAGGGAGGCGTTATGAAAATAGCAGTATTATTTGATGGGGCGGGTTTTGCCCGTTTAGGATTAGAGCAAGTTGGTCATGAGTGTGTAGGGGTAGAACTAGACCCCGCGAAACATTACCTCTCTCAATACATCGGATCTGGCAATAGCGTTCTAGGTGATGCTACCAAGTTTGATCTTTCGCCATTTGATGCTATTTGGCTTTCTCCTCCTTGCCAGTGGCTATCAAGCGCCAGAACTCAAGGCAATCCAACTTCAGGTTATGCGACTAATCTGCTAGACTGGTCACTGAGCCTTACTGAAAAATATCCAAAGAAGATTATTTGGGTTGAAAATGTGAAACCTCAAGGCAGAATCCCTTCGTGGGCGATCCCTTATAATGCCGCTCAATTTTTGCCCAAGCCAACTCAGGGTCGTCAACGTTTGATTGGAGGTCGTCACCCTACGCCGTTTACATACAGGCCATTCCAACGTGCGTATGAGCGGTTGAACCTCTGTCCTACTATTACGGCTACGGAGTACAAGGGATGCGCAACAGATGAGCGTAGAGCCAGCCGCTTTTATGGACGTAGGCTAACACTTCAAGAATGTGCGTATCACCAGGGACTAGAGGCCATTCCTGAAGAGTGGCACAATATGCCGGAGTGGTATACAGCGCCTATAGGTAAGACAGGCACACGTGAGAAGAATTGGAGATACAATCTCTACAAGGGTATAGGGAACGCGGTTCCTGTCTACATGGCTCGTGCGTTTGGGGAAGCGGTAATCTGTCAACCTAGTTTGAGGCAACTGGAGTTATTCAGCGCTTAATTGACATTCCTGTACAACTTGCAAGCAGTGATGTTATACTAAACACAATTAGAATAAAAAGTGCTATAAGGCCGACCTTTACAGGTTTGGCCTTTTTTTGTGCCTTCAAGGGGCTTTCGATGGCAGATGATCCCTCTTCTAACAACGACATAATTATTTCCCTGGACGGGACTGAGATTGCACGTTCTCTCACTGTTGGCGAAAGGGACGATATTTCAGACTCAGATTTTGCGTGGCCTGACGCTGAAGGACATCCTAAATTTCCAATAGATTCACAGGCTCATCTCGATTCTGCGGCTAAACTACTTGGTCATGCCCCTGAAGAGAAACAAGCACAAATAAAAGCACGCATTAAAACAATCGCTAAAAGAAAAGGTTTCACCCTCCCTGACTCTTGGACTGAGGATGATGATAGTAAGGAGGAACGCGCTATGAAAGCGCCCGATACCCACGATCCCTTTAGTGGCACCCATAGCCACGCACATCCTGCTTTCGGTTCGCAGGGAGACGACGAGGAGCATACACATGAGCATACCCACGACAATAGCTCTGATCATGGTCACTCACACGCTGATGACTCAAAAGAGCGTGTTGATGCTTCTCCGACTATCCAGACAAGCGATAGACCCACGATGTACGCGCCATTTCTCAGGATTGACGCGGCAAAACGTGAGGTAGTCGGTCAGGCTACAGCAGAAGTTCCCGACAGTTACGGCACGATCTTTGGTTATTATCCCCCTGCCTGGGAGCAATGGCGCGGCAACATCCGAGAGCAACACGACCCAAAGAAAGCAGTGGGAACCAAAGTTGATTATTTCCCGAATGAGGCAGAGCGCCTAGTTGACTTGCATTCAAGAGTTAGCCGAGGTGCTCAGGATACATGGCTCAAGGTTGAAGACAACGTGCTCACTGGTTATTCCTTGAGCGTAATTCCTGATGCTGAGTTCGGAAATGACACAAAACGATGGCCCAGAAAAACCTACAACGGGAAAGAATATCCCTACTTGCCGAGGTACAGCATTGCCGAAGTTAGCCTTGTTGATAATCCTGCTTGCCCTGGCTGCAATATTCAAATTGTACGTGCTGATGGTTTTGCTACTGACGTGCTTGATCTTGAGGATGAGCCTGTAGTTGCTACTGAAGAGAACAAGCAAGAGCGTGCCGGTGCTAGGATTGGCGCTGGCACAAAAGAAGCCATGCATAAGTCGATTGGTCACACGTTGCATGCGGCGGCTTCTCAGATGTCCAACTGTGGCTGTCCAACCTGTGTCGCTGCTGAGAAAGTGCTAGATCCTGACGGTGACGGTGACATTGACCTCGGCGGCTATGACGATCCTGATGGTGACTCTAGTGCTGTCATGGCTGGACAACCCCCTGACATGGAGCGTGTCATTGCTGACATGATTGACCGAGCACTTCAGCCAGCTTATGCCAGATTGCAAAGTATCGCTGGCACCCTTTCAAGAAATACTTCCTTCCCTTCAAATATAGAGTCCCTTGTTACCTCCTCGATTAATCGTGCCTTTGAAGCGATTGACGCCAAACTAGCGGATCTCCCCTCTAAAACGAGCCTTGACGAAGTACGCACCTCTTTGGAGATGGTAAAAGGTCAGGTCGTGAAGATCGCAGAACAGCCGATGCCAGGCGGCCCAGTCCTCAACGCCAACGCAGTCGAGAAACGACTCGCAACTGATCCTCCAAGACAAACGGCAGAGCAGCAACAGCAGTCATATGGTGCTGTCTACGAAGCCATACGCAATTTGTCATTGCAGGGAGGATTAGACACACCCGAAAAACAAGTTGATGCAATGGCCGCAGGGCTTGCAGCTCAACGCGGCAGAAGATGAGATAATTTATGGCTGTTACCGAATCCATGATTGAAGGACAATTACCCGCTAGTGCTCAGAAGTCCGTTGGTGAGACCAAACAAGCAATAGGTGTCATTGACGAAGGTCTTTTCACTGAGGGTGATATCCTGGCAAATCAAGCACGCATCATGGCACGTGCCCGTAAGGGTATCGCCTATGAAGACGGTGCTGAGTTCAATGAGAATTACATCAAGGAAATGCGACGGCTCAACATGCCGAAGCAGTTCGTTCATCAACGCCTCAATGAAGAGACCATCAATCAAATCCAGCAAGGTTCTCAGTCCCGTGATCAGCAGTACATCGGCACGAATGCGGATTGGACTGGGTACTACCTTGAGCCATTGGCAAAGTTCATTGTGCCATTTGACACCCCTGTCCGAAACATGCTGCCTCGCACGCCAAGTGTCGGTATTGACATTGAGAACTGGCGTGCCATCACTGACGTTTTCGGCGGATCTGGCCCCTCGGTTGGAGCATTCATTTTGGCGCAACAGACAGCGCCACAAAAAGCGTCGTACACCTGGGTCAACAAGTCGAATGTGTACAGACAGATCGCGTTTTCCGACGTAGTGACCTTCGAGAGCGAACTGTTCGGGCGCATGTTTGAGCCTGATGTGAGGGCAAAGGTTGCCGCAAAATTGGCACCAAGTTTGATGTTGGGCCAAGAGGTCTGGTATCTCAATGGTGCTCAGTCATTGTGGGCACCGCCTCCAGCCAACTCGGTAACAACTGCAACAACTGGCGGTTCCATGCTGGCGTTGACGTATTGGGTAATTGTTACCGCAATCAACGCACAGGGTACTACGCTTGCCTTTGGTGGCTCTACTCCAACGGCAATTACTCAGGCCACGACAGGCACGACAAGCACGCTTACCTTTAACATCATGCGTGTACCGAATGCCGTGTCCTATGGCGTGTACGTTGGCACTGGTGCAACCCAACCTGCTAACTCTGCCATGTGGCTACAAACTGCCACTACTCAGTTTGGCGGCGCGACAGCACTGAATGATCCTGGTGGACTCGCAAATGGGTACATGACCGTCACCATGACCGCGCCACCTGCAACGTCTGGCACCGCTTATAGCGCAACTGTCACGGCTGGCAATACTGCTGTAGCATTTACCAGCGGCGGCGGTGGCACACCTGTCAATCAGCCTCTTGTGTTCGATGGTTTGCAGTCATTGGCGTACTTGAATGCCGGTACTCTGTCAACCGTTGGCGTAGGTGGTGAGACAGCGGCGGTGAGAACTGTTGCTTCTGCCACAGGTGCTCTTGCTGCAAGTGATCTCAACACGTGGCTTGAACTGATGTATCTCAACTCTCGCGCCAATCCTGAATGCTTGCTCGTCTCCGTCAAGGATCACAAAGCCTTGAGCAACATTGTCACGACTGCTACCAATTATCGCGTTAATGCACCAGCTCAGGGACAAGGACCGAACGATATTATTGGTGGTGGCAGAGCGACAAAATGGATAAATCAGACGACAGGCCGACTCATGGACATTATCATGGTGCCCTACTTGATGCAAGGGACGATCATTGCACTTTCGCTTACACTTCCATTCCAAGTCGCAGAAATAGATAAACCTCCACTGAGAGTGAGTACCAATCGAGAGATGTGGGCACTTGAGTACCCACCGGATCAAAGCCACACAACACAGTATGACATTTGCTGCTCTCTAGCCGCGTGATAGCAATATCAATGAGCTAGTCTGAAAAACCTGCTGTATCGGTGAAACTCGTGAAGACGACAACGCCGAGGGAAGTTTGGTCTAGGAAGATTATTCTAATGGAGAGTAATGCCAAACCCCGTAGAGATCGTACGCAGGGCCGAAAGGTAAGACACGAGCCGAACTGCACGAATAACTAAAACAAGAAGGTGCAGAG